CCAAAAAAATGACACTTGGAGAAAAGCAAAGATTGTTTGTTTACCTACAGGGAGTTTTCATACTGTGGTGTTATGCTAATGATTATGAGCTAAGCGATGGGGAAGCACACAGACCACCTGAACTTTCTGCACTTTATGCTAAACAAGGTAGAGGAATAAGCAATTCGTTGCACGGAATTCGACTTGCGAGAGATTGGAATCTGTTTAAAGATTTATCTCTACCAGGTGATGAAGATATTTACCAAAAAGATTCAGAAGCATATCGTCCTCTTGGAACTTTTTGGAAATCACTGCATCCACTATGTAGATGGGGTGGAGATTTCGCAAATAAAGATGGGAACCATTTTTCCTTAGAACATGAAGGAGTAAAATAATGGCTGAACCTAGAGTATCTGGTGGTAGTTATTCAGATCTTACCTCTTTAGGTAATCTTTTTACACAACTTGGTGGATTGTATGGAACTGGAACTACTACCACTAAATCCAGCACATCATCTTCTGCGGATGCTCAACAACAAATTTTGCTTGACCAAATTTTAGGTGTAAATAATAGTGAATACTTAGATGATATGGTAGCAAATATCATGAGTCGAGCTAAACAAGAATTTGCTCCTATTCTTGGACAAAGTCTTGGAGCAGGAGAACGAGCATATAGTTCAACAGTTGTGCATCAATTAGCAAATGAAGCAACAGCAAGAGCGGCTGGTGCTGCTGCTCAAGCTAAACTTGACTTTTTATCCTCAAATAATAAAACTGCTGCTGGTCTTATAACTGCTAAAATGCAAACTGATAAAACTACAACAACTAAAACAAATGCAGCTCCTGCTGCAAAAGGACTTAATGTTATTGGGGCTGGGCTTACTGGGTATTCAATATTTGATAAATTTACAAGAAAAAGAAAAGTTAATGCTTCTGAAGGTGAAGAACCTGAATCTCTTAATGAATTTAATAGTCCAGGAGTTTCAGATCCAAGTATAACATTTGGTGGAGAACCAAGTGGATTTCTCCCAAATAGTGAAACTTTTATAAATGAAAATTTCACAAATGAAGCTTCAACTTTTCAAGATATAGCAACTGCTATTCCAATTGATAATACAAATATAGGAGAGATTTCAGCAGATCTTATCTCTTCATCTGATAGTTTATCTGAAGTTTCTGCAGATATTCCAGCAGATATTTCTACAGATGTTCCAGTAGATACCGGTGATGATTTTGGAGATTTTTTTGATGACTTTGGTGATTTCTTTGACTTTGCTGATGGTGGACAAGTTCCAGCAAGAAATCCAAATGCTGCTCGTTTACCTGGAACTAATATATCTCCTGGAATAACTCTTCCACAACTTGCAGCTTCTCCACCTAAACCTCAAGTTGTAAAACCTGCACCTGCAAAAATTGAGCTAAATGATGTTAGTAATGTTGGTGATATTGATAATATTAGCGATGTTGGTGATTCTGGAACTGGATCAGGAAGTCTTGGAGGTAGTCCAGGTGGTAAAGGGCCTACTAATGCACAAATAGGACAACTTGGACTTGCTGTAATGTCTGGAAATCCAATTGCTATTGGACTATCTCTTGCAAATATAGCAAATCAAAGTCATGAATTTGATAAAGCACAACAAGAATTAAATGATTTTATGGGTCAACTTGCTACTGAATTAGGATCCCCTCCAGGAATTGAGCCAGGACTTGATATGAGTGGATTTGATATGAGTACTAATACTGGTGAACCTGGTGAACCTGATATAGGTGGTGAAGTCGATACTGGATCTGGAGTTGATGTTGGAGATGGAGATGCTGCTGCTGGTGATGGTGAAGATAGTGGAGATGCTGGAGATGGTGATGCTGGTGATGACGGTGGTGATGATGGAGGCGACGGTGGAGATGGTGGAGATGGTGGAGATGGAGGTGGTGAAGCTGATGGTGGTATTCAGAAAGCAGATTCTTCTAAAGAACTTGGAATAGATAATAAAATTATTAAAGTAACTCCAGGAGAATATGTTCTTCCTGTTGATGTTGTAAAATTTCTAGGGAAAAATGTTCTTGATGAATTAGTTGATAGAATTCATACTCCAGTTAAAGGTCGTAGACATTAAAGGAAATTACAATGGATATAAATGAAGCAATTTCTTTGAGTGATCAACTTGTAGAAGAAGCTGCTAGCACACTTATGACTCCATTTAAAATTCCTCAATTTACTGGAGTTGCGACTAAAGAAAATAAAGTAGAATTGGAACGAGTAAAGAAAACTCGTGATTCTACTCAAGCATTAATTGATGTTGAACAAACTAAGATAACTGAAGCTAATACTAAGACAAAAGACGCACTTGATGCTGAAGCTATTGCAAAAGGAGCTAGAGCACTAGCTGATACTGAAAGAGCAAATCAAATTGCAGATGTCAATAAACTTGCAGATTTAATATTTAATATTGATCCAAGTTCAGATATTGCTCTTAAAGCAGATCAAGTTCGACAAGAGAGAGCAACGGCTAGAGGAATGTTAGATACACTAAAAGAACGTCAAAGTGTAGCTATTACTGATAATCCTCTTGAGTGGCTCTTTAATCAAATTGCAATGCCACAAAGAGTTCAAGCATATAATAGACAAGCAGATATAGTTGATAGTCTTCAAAATGGTATTGATGAAGGTATTAAAACTGCTCAAAATCTTGCAGCTCGCTATGAGAGAGGTATTCCAACTACTACTTCTATTCAAGCTAAAGCTATTGCAGATTTAGCTCTTGCTGATGCTGCTAAAGCAAAAATTGCAGCAGATCTTGCTTTATCTAAGACAAACGTAGATTTTGCAACTAGAAAACTTTCTGAAGATTTAGCTGTAGCTAATGCTACAAGAGATACTTCAACTCTTGAATTTCAAAATGCTAGAACTAAGTATGAATCTTTAGTAATGGAAATTAATCTTACTGAAAAACGGTCAGAAAGACAAATTAAAGCTGCTACTCTTTTAAATGAACTTGGACAATCTCAAGCACTTGATGCTCTTCTTCGAAACTATGACAATGTTATTGGAAATCCTCAAGGAACTACAAATCGACAATTGTTTAATAAACTTCCTCCCTCTGTAAGAGAGAATATTGCTGCAATGGGAGCTGGTAAAGGTGGTGCAGATCCTTATGATTTCCTTATAAATATCCGGAATTTACGTCCTGGTTCACAAATGAGTAAAGAAACTCAGAGTCTTATTTTGTGGCTTAATCAACAAGCTGCTGCTCAAGCAACTGCTGTTGATAAAATGATTACTGATCAGAAACTTACAAAAGATCAACGTGAAATTAAAATTGGACAAAATCTCAGTGCAGTAATTGAAGCTCAAAGAGAACTTGCATATCAACCTGGAACTCTTTTTCATGAAGTTGAACCTGGAAAACTTCTTGCTTCTGGTGCAATTCTTCCAAATTCAATTCTTGCTAAAGCCCTTCTTCCATTAACTCAACAAACAGGGCCAATTACTCCAGAAATTATAGTCGCTACAATTGATAAAGCTTATCAAAGTAATCCAACAATTACAGGACAAGTTGTTGCTGAATACTATCAAAGAAACTTGAAATTCATGAATTCAGCAGCTAATTTTCAACTTGCTGGAATTAAGCCAATGAATTCATATACTGTTCCACTTAGTTTTGGACCATTTGTTTCAAAAACTTTTGATCTTACAAAACCAGAAGAAGCAACAAAATATATTCTTTTCAAACAGTTTAAAGAGAAAATTCCTAACTTAGGTGCTTATTCTGATGTTTCAGATCCTATTAAAGTTATGGGAGTATTAAAGAATCTAGTAGTAAAAGAAATTAAATCAGCTATTCCTGGAGCTCAATAGAGGTAACAATGGATAATTCATTTATTACAGCAATTGATAACCATAATATTGCTAATGGTGATACTTCTTGGTTTGATAAGAAAGCAGCTGCTACTGGTGAACTCATAACTGATATTGCACAAGGAGTTGCTTATGGACTCCCTTCAGCAGTTGTAGCTGGTATTAATTCTCTTATCAATACTGGAGTTGCTGTAACTAATTTTGTTGGAGGGGATACAAAAGAAGTAGATACTTATCAACTTATTAAAGGATTTGATGAGGATCTTGCTAAATATTATGTCCAACATAAAGAAGGTATAGAAATTGCAGGATTCATTGGTGCTTCATTTATTCCGGGAATGGCAGGAATAAAAGCTCTTAATGCTGCTAAAGCTGGTTTTATGGGTCAGAATATGGCTAAAAGTTCTGGACTCATGCAAACAATTACTCGTGATTATGCCGCTCTTGCTAAAGCAGATTTTGCTACTGGAACTCCATTTTCTATCTTAAACCAGAATGTAATTAAAGGTCTCGGCCAAGGCTTTGGCTCAGCAGCTCTGGAAATGGTTGCCTTTGAAACTGCTGTTGCTGCTACAATGTTTAAGAATCCAATTCTTGAAGAACAAAGTATTGGTGATATGCTTGGAAACATATTAACAGGAACATTAATTGGTGGTGGTCTTGGTGGTGTTATTCATGGTGTTGGATTAGTTTACGGTGTTAAGAAAGCTGGAGTTAAAATTGACCGTGAACTTTTTCCTTATCGACTTATTCCTGAAGTAGATGATATTGCTACTTCAGAAATGAAACTTATTAATTACTATGAACAAAAACTTAATATGCCTGAAGCAAAACTTGCTGAAGGTATTGTTACAGATCTTGATCCTGCATCACGTTTAAAACTTATTTCTGTAGAACGTCAAAAAACTCTTGAAGTTATTGACTCCAAATTAAAACAAACATGGAATGATTTTACCGGGCAAGATAATATTCTTGCTCAACAACTTTTTGATGTATTAAAGATATTACAAAAGTTGATGATGTAAGAACAGCACTTATGCACGCGAAAGGTGCTAAAAGGATTACTGCAAATGAAAGTGTTCGTTATGGCGATACACTTTTCTTAGTTCATGGTGGAACAACTGAAGGCTTTGAGTTACTTAAAAAAGGAGGTGATCTCGATCTACTCTTTACTCCTAGAGGAACTGAAGGAGCAAAGGGTTATAAGGTTGTAGGTGATCTTAGTAATCTTAAAGTAACTGGTGCTGGAATTGCAGCAGAAGATGGTGTTGCTTTTGGTTCAAAAGAAGCAGCTTTTAATGCTAAGTATGATATGTATCGAAATTCTAATGGGGCTATTTCAATAAATCCTGAATCTACAATTATCAAATCTGCCGAATTTCGAAGGAATCAGAATAACTTCATCATTGATCTAGAAAACAAAGGTGGAATTATTCACACTGCTACTCCTGGACTTAATGATCTTGCAACTCCAACTAAGCCGGTGCGAGTAAGTGGAAATGTTGTAATGACTGGTAAACTTAAACCTATTTCTGTTGGAACTTCCTCAAAGTTTGATCCAGTAAAGATGGATTACACTGATGTTCAAGCACGTTATGTATGGGCTAAAGCTCAAAAAGAAATTTTTTGGAAGAATAAAGTTGTAAGTGAAAATGATCTTCCAATGCTTGAACGTGCTTATGAAGATGGAAGTAAAGCTTCAGAATATATAATTAAGCTTGATGATGGTAAGTCTGTGCGTGGCCCAACAGAAGAAATGCTTCGTAATCTTATTGAACATAAAAAAGCAAAGTTCGCTGCGGATCTTAATGGTAAACCACTTGATGAAATTGCTATCCGTCTTAACGTTGATGAAAAATGGTTAAGTGGTGAAAGTGGTGAGTGGATGAAGTATAAACTCGGAAGTGATTGGAATAAACCACGTTACGCTCGTGTTGATTTTGCTGATAATCTTGATGCAATGGAAACGCTTAATGCTAATTCATTAGGTGGAGCTATTGCATATGAACAGCAAAAACTCATGATTCGTAATAAAGTTAATCATGACTTTGCTAATTTTGCGAGAGATGATGCTGACCACTTTCTGGATGCTCCGAATTGGACTGAACCTGGTAGAGCCCCTACTCGCATGGGTGCTGGTGCTTCTTTATTTGGTTTTGCTAATGCCAACCTTGGTACTGCTGGGGGCTTTGCGCAGTATACTGGCCCTCAAACAAATGCTCTCAAACTTAAACGCAAAACAGCATCGGCGAAAGAGTTAAATGCGGGAATTACAACAGTAGCAGCAAAAGGTGATGATGCTATTGCTGAAATTTCTCTTCTTACAAATAAACTTCGTGCAAGTCCTGATTTGTGGGGATTTGATATTACTAATCCAACACAACTTATAAAGAAAGCTGATTGGCATAGAATTCAAACTAAAAAACTTACTAAGCCAACTGAAACTATTGAACTTAGTCCAGAAGCTATTGAATTTGGAATGACTCATGGACGTTTAGTTCAAGAAAGACAGCCTCATGTAAGTAATATGAAAGCTGGAGCTGGTGTTATGGATAGTGCTCCACAAGATGCTGGCTTTATTCCATGGTATGCACCTCCAATTAATACTGAAAAGCTTAAACACTTTGTATTCGTAGAACCTCGTGGACTTAATCTTGAAGGTCAGAAACGAGTAATTGCTGCGAAAGATGAAGCAACTCTTAATCGTCTAATTCAGCAAGTAGATCAAAATGAATTTCGTATTAGAACTAAAGCTGAAATGGAATTGGATCATAATATTAAAGGTGATTATGATTTTTCTTTAGGAATGAATGAATCTCGTGTAGATTCTGAACTTAGTAGGAAGGGTGTGCTTTCTCAAATGCTTCCTACAACTTCTTCTAAAGAAATTCTTGATGAATATATGCAATGGCATATGCGTCAAGAAGATGTTCTTGTAACAAGAATGGTTAATCATAAATACTCACAAGCATTTAAAGAACTTGAAACTCTTGGAGATCGTCATACGAATATTGCGACTTCTCAATTTCGCTCTCTTACAGAAAGACTTGAGCAATCAGTAAAAGATCCTTATAAGGATGTGATTAAAACTGCTCTTGATATTTCTCGTGCAAGTGAATATCAATGGTGGAGAACTTTTAATGATACTGTTCAAAATGCAATTGAAGGGCCAATAAATAAGCTTCGTGAAATTTTTCGTGATACCAAACAAATTGATGATACCTTTGTAGATAGAGTAAATAAGACTTCTAATGATCTTGGACTTGGAACTCCTTTTAAAGATGCTACGGCTGCAATGGTAGCTAATGGTAATATTGCTTCTAAACCTTGGTTAGCTAGTGGTATTGCAAAAGCTCAATCAATTCTTTCCACAACACTTCTTCAATGGGATCATTTTAACGCTATTAACAATCTGGTATCTTCTCATATTCTTCTGAGTTCAGAAAGTCAGTTTATAATTAAAGCAATTATGAGTGGGGATGCTGAAGTTGCAGGAAAACTTTCAGGACTTATGAAAGTAAAACTTCCAGATGGAAGTGGAATTGAAATTCCTGCAATAAATAAGCTTGTGAAAAAAGCTTATGAGAATTATCGTGCAGATCATATTGGGGATGGTTCAATTCTTAAGCGATTTACTGATATTAAAGTGATTATTGATGAAACTCTTTACCATGAACGTCAGATGCTTAATAATCTCCAATTCAACTTTTCAGAAACAGCATCTCAATTTGATAAAAAGATTCAAACTGCTCATGAATTTGGAAGAAAATGGACAGGAAATAAACTTACAGAAAATATGACACGTTTCGTAGCAGCAGATGTTATGAGACAAATAACTGATCTAGCAATTGAAAGTGGAGTTCTCAAAAATATTAAGGAAGCTAATGAATACATCCAGTTGTTTGTTAATAAAACACAGGGAAATTACCTTCACTCTCAAAGACCAATTGTTTTCCAAGGAGTTGTTGGTCAAGCTGTTTCGTTGTTCCAAACTTATCAATTTAACCTTATGCAACAACTGTTCAAATACGTTGGAGAGGGAGATAAGAAATCACTTGCTATGTTGCTCGGTTTGCAAGGAGGAATTTATGGGATGCAGGGTTTACCCGCGTTTAACTTTCTCAACACTCACATAGTTGGAAATGCTAGCGGTAATACTGAGCACAAAGATCTTTATTACGCGAGTTATTCCGTATTTGGGAAACAACTTGGGGATTGGATGATGTATGGGGCAGGAAGTAACGCTCTACAATTAATAGATTCTCAAGCGAGAGTGAATCTGTATTCAAGAGGTGACATAAACCCACGTCAGATAACGGTGCTCCCAACAAGTATAGAAGATATTCCCGTAGTCTCCGCAAGTGTGCGAATGGTAAAAAATATCTGGCAAGTAGGAGAAAGACTTGCTGACGGGGGTGCATTTTGGGCAACAATGTCTCAAGCAATAGAGCATAACGGGTTTTCTCGCCCTTTGTCAGGACTCGCTGCAGTAGCTCAAGGTTATACAACAACAAACCAAGCTTCGTTGCTAACGGCATCTCAAGATTTCTACAATATTGCAACAGTATCAAGAGTGATGGGCGGGAAACCTTTCGACGAAGCTGTAGCATTGGATGCTCTCTATAGAATTAATGCGTATAAAGCTAAAGATGCAAGTAAAATTCAGGAACTTGGAAGTGCAATTAAAACAAGTGTTGTTGGAAATAAAACTCCAAGTGCTGAAAGTATGGAAGCATTTGCAAAAGAATACGCAAAGAGTGGTGGAAGAATTGAAAATTTCAATCGCTTCTATACTAATACTATGATGGGTGCAAATAGAAGTCAAGTAAATAAGATTGCAGAAAATCTTAATACTTCATTTTCAAAGCAACTTCAAATTATAATGGGAGGCAATCCTTTGCCTGACTATGCAAATACTCTTGCAAAAGAGTAATCTTACAATGAGGTTGATTCCACTTAATTACTTGCTTAACAGGAAGTAATTTCCCTTCATTTCCTACTTGTTGTATCTTTCCAGCCTGTCTAAGACCATCAAGAATTTCTCCAAGTTGTTTCCTGTTATCGAGATCTCGTCTAACTTGTGGCCAGATGTCTCTAAAAATTTCGACAGGAGTCTCAGACTTTTCAATAATTTCGAGGATTTTTGCTGCGACATCACTATTTCTAGCTTTGCCAAATTCTCCAAGTGCTTTAGGCATAAAATACTCTGTATAATGGAGAATTGTGTTAGCGAATATAACAGTATCTGTTGTGATGGTGGTCTCTTCTCGTCCTGCAGCAACGCAAAGACAGAGTTTAAGAAGGTGCGTAAATCTTCTACTTGAATAAGTTTTAAATCTGACATCTTCCATATCCTTCCAGTTTGAGTAAATATCATCAAGAGCAATTTTAGCAAAAGGTTCTATTACAAGTTCCCCTTTTATTGTTGCTCTTATCCGCATTAACTTCTGTACGAGTTCCCCATAAATAATGGGATCAGGAGGAGGAGGGAAAGTAATACGCCTCCCGCTAGGATCAGAATAAACCATAACAAGTCTACTAAATAATCCTTGGCCAATAACTTCAAGGGGAAAGGCCATACTGATGCCAGTGCCAGTGTTACCCCCAAGAATACTAAGAGTAGGGTTGTTAATTCTAACACTCCTGCCATTCTTAATGCGGTTTTCATAAATTCCATCGTAACTCCAAAGATTAGTTAAGAGGTCGATAAATTCTACGTTTCCATGGCCGAGGAATGAGTTAAATTCATCCGCACAAATAAGACATTCAGATGGTTCTGTGGAAAGTTCTTGTCCAAATAATGCTCTCATTGTAGGATTTTTTTTCTCATTCTTCCTAACATCAAATACTTCCTCCGGATCATGACTCTTGGCAATACCTTCTTCGAGGTCAATAAGAAATTTTTCTTTAGTTGTGCGATCGGCTGATATTGTCTTATATTGCGCACCAATAAGGAGTTTCTTGACAGATAAAACAGCTGTGCTTTTCCTAGCACCGGAATCTCCTACTAACATTATGTATTGATTAGGATAAATTTTAGTATGACCATGTTGGAGCCAACAATTTCGGCCGAGCATTGCTCCAATGCCAGCTATTGCAGCCCAGCGGTAATAGATAGTTGGTGCTTCAGTATTCTTATGAAATTCTATGAAGCTTTCAATGAAGCAATTTGGAGCTTGTATCATTATCAAGAGTTGTTGAGGCATCTTTTAATTTTTGAAACATTATATACTCTTCACAAGTAATAGGAATCCAGCGAATATAAGCTTGATTAAAAGCTGGTTCATGAGCAACTAAACCCATCATATTAAATATAAGTATTGCTAATTCTTGATTAGTAAGATGTACAATTTTAACTAGTTCTTGACATTTCCTACATACTTCTGCAGAACATAATATCTCTTGTTCAAAATTACAATCATGATCCAGATGTTCTGCGCAACAAGGAATTACAATTATTGGAGCAACTTCAGCTTCATTATCACATCCAGTTCGTTTACATTTCATGTAAGAGATTCCTTAAACAATTTCATTTGTCCCCAATTTATGCCAGTTTTAGCACTCATAGGAATAATCATTTTTCTTGAAATTCCATGACAATCCTTAACTTCAACTTCTCTTGTGCAGATTTTCCTTGCTCTAGTAACGAGTTCTTCGCAACCAATTCGAAATTGGAAGGGAATTGAATCGTGAACTTGTGCTTTGAGTCTGAAATCTCTTGGATATTTCCTCTGGATTTGATGGTAAACATCTTTAAATCCCTCATTTATAATCATTACAATTAAGTTCTGACTTGGGTGAGCAACTAGTGCATTAAGATCAGGTTTAGAGTGAGCAGGATTTCCAAAGCAATACCTAGTCCAACCAAGAGCACTAGTAAGTTTCTTGTTTGTTTGTACGTTAGCAATGATGTATTGGTAGTAATCTTTCTTAACTGTAGGATAAGCTTCCATATAACAATTAAGAAGATGCTCACAAACTCTCTGTCTTGTCCAGTAAGGGGGAAGTTTAAGAAGCCCCTTCGCCTTATCAACGGCAATCTCTCCCATTGTAATGAGAAGCATATACCAACCCATGTTATAATTGCTTCCATGATTCGTCCTCTTGGAAAGATTCCTCAATTCCCTATTAATAACTTCCCAGTGTCCATCAATCCAACGAACTATTTCATCATAAGGAACACCAAAGAATCTTTCCGCGTTAAGAGCATGGTAATCTTTTCCACTATTAACTACTTCAAGTAAGTTCTTATCTCCACTTAAGTATGCAACTCCTCGTGCTTCTGCTTGTTCACCATCAACTTCTCCCACCATAAATCCATCATCAGCAATATACATTTCTCGTATTTCTAAGGCTTTTTCAGGTTGATTTTGGATTTGGACTCCAGTCCAAGTAAAACCTTCCGAACATGATAATCTAGTTGTATCAGTGCCATCAGGATTGAGAGAGTAGAATAATCTCCCAGATTTGAGAAGATAAGTTTTTCTTTTAGAAGGCTTTGCGGTGACAGAATAATTTGGAGGTTTGATATATTTTGTAAGAATTCCACCAGTCTCACGAGTGGCAAGTATTTCGCTAGCAAATCGTGCATTGAGAGGATGACGTATGGAGAATGTTCTAAGACTTGATTCATCTGAACTACCGATATCTCCACTACCATAGAAGGCCATAAGTTTGACAACTTGTTGTGGACTTCTTGGATTAAATTCTGATCCAAACCATGTTCGGAGTCTAGCAATAGAAACTTCATAATCCTTGATGTATTTGGTGGCAAGTTCGGCTCTACGGTTTCCATCAACTTTCCATCCTTCTAAGTTACAAACAAGACAAGGAATCCAAATTGGGAATTTTATTAAGTAGTTCGTCCATGCCCAATCGGGAAGATTCTTAAGGAGATATAACCAAGATACCATGGTAGCCCAACCATCCCTTGCATTGTATTCAAACAACTTATTCTTACCTCCTTCATGAGCAAGGTCTTTCCAATAGAATGAGTTATGAACGCAGAATGCTGTGATAAAATCAAGGCGTTTGGGGAGTTCACAATACCACGAATGGAATAAAGATTGCGTATCCCAAAAGTATCCCCAGTTGGGCGAAGCGTAACAAATAAGATGCGCGTTATCATATAATCCATTCTGAAATATCTTCGGAACTTTAAGTTCATTGAATTTCCGCATCCAATAAAGCCAATAAGTTTGATGTTCTTCCTCAGCTTCAAGAATGGGAATAACCACTGTATGAATATTCCCATCTTCCCAAAGTCCAGTATAACAAATACATCGAATTGCGGTATTAAGTTCTTCCGCTGGGTATTCAAAACTCTTAGTTTCAATATCCTCGGCGATGCATAGTGCTCGCTGGAAAAGTTCATACCAACGATCTACTGTTTCTGGAGTAAGAAGTTCCCAAGAGAACTCAGGAGTTAAATCCCATTCTTCGGGGGAAATGATTTTACTGATGAATCTTTTAGCAAGGAACCGTCCATAAGGAACAGTGTAAAACTGCTTAAGTCGATTAAGGAAGAGGTAGGTAATACCTCCACGCTCATAGATACTTCCTGCCCAATTATCAATATTTTGATGGGTTTGTGATTGTATGACTTTATTAAGGACGGAAGTGCTTGTTGAAATAATGTATTTAATTTTTTGAGATTTAGCATAAAGTTCTACCTCTGCAATTGTGTCTGGTTCTTGATCAATAGCAAAGGCTTTTCTCCCTTGAAGTAGTGGTTTGATAAGATGAAGGTAATTCATATCCTCTGGAGTTACCATTAAGAGGATAGGAGAAGTATCTCTCATACTATAATATCCTTTTCCATTCCATCCAACGATATTTTTTATTTCCTGTTTCTACATAGTGATAGAAATGCCAATTCTCAAATTTCCAATTTTCTATGACAATCACAAAATGTTTGTGGATTGTCATTTACAAATTACCTTCCCAACTTGGGCAAGAATCATAAGTGGAAGTGCAACAAGAGCTGTTGCAGAAATAGCAGTAGCTGCAATCATTGCTGAGCCTATCATTGCATCGTAAAGTCCAGTAAGAATTTTTTCTCTCATTTGCTATTTACTCCTTGTGGATTAAGTAATCCAAAATACCCAGTTCTCACATTTTGGATAATCATACTTATAAGATAACTTAAATTATGCACAGATTCTGATGGATGCATATATGCAATATCTGATGTTTCAAAAATGAAAATTTCCTCATTTGATTATCTGGAATGTGCATTTTGGTTTCCTTTTAAGTTAATACCATTGTGCTTGTTTCCGTGCTTCATCCATTGGAATTCCTATCTTTCTTAATTTATTGAACAATTTCCTTCTTGGACTTTTCCTTCGTTTCTCATTAATTTGTTCCCAATTCTTACACTTCTCTTTATATTTTTCTAATTTTGATAACATTGCCGCATATTCTCTGTAGTGCTTAGGTCTTTTTCTTCGTCTTGCTCGTGCTTGTCTTGTTCGTTTTTCACAAGTTAGACGTAACCAAACTCCTTTTGGATTATGTTTTTTAGATATTTTACCACGAACAAGTATAATTCGTTCTCCTGTTTGTTCATGAATAGTCGAAATATGTTTATATTTAATCATTTTTTAAAGACGATAAAAAGTAGTAGAGAGCAGATTGCTCCACTCCCTACTACATTAGTCTCTATTTATTAAGCAACAACTACCATATCTCGTGTTTGAGGATAAATCTTTGTCTTATCTTTCCTGTCAACACGATTCTGAATGATACCCTTAACTTGGAGTCCTTCCATCTTCTCAAGAATTTCAAGAAGATTAGTAGTTCCAAGATGAGCACCAAATCCACCATACTTAGCTTTCAAAACAGAAGTAGTTTGTTCAACCCTTTCTGGGTCATCAAACCAAAAAGCCTCGGAGAATTTATCTCCAGCTTTAACTCTTTCTTCTTCTTCATACTCATCCGGTTCATTGAGTTCGATTGTATCAACGATAACATACTCAGTAACAATTGCTGCTTTCTCGTTGATGTCTTTTTGTTTGCAACTCTCAATGACAAACGTATAAACTCCCGGAGGGGGTGTTTTGAATACTGGTAGATCAGGAATATCATCCAAATTACGTCCTACCAGTTGTGCTAGTGCTCCAAATTTACTCTGAGTTGGCTCAGCCATTTCAATTACTCCATATCAAGTTAAAGAAAAACACACAATTGCTGAATACTACATACAACTATTTAGACTCAGCGGGCCTAAATGCTTTTTAAAATTCGTTCTATACAAGCAGCATAACCAGCAATATCAACTATTGTATCTTCATGGTCTTGAGCAGTTGCACCACGAGCTATTTTCTGGAGAATATTAAGATACGCTACGTCAATATTGTTGATACGAAATTCAGGATCACCTGCTAAATTTGTAAATACAGTAGGACGAACTTTAATTGCCTCGAAGTAAGCATTAAAGAGATTTGCTATGTTATTAAAATTATCTGCGGGATGACGATAAACTTTATTCCGTGGCCCGTAAACAAGTCCCTTAGCTGTATCAAGAATTGTTTGACGTGAAGGAGCTTCATTTGCTGTTTTTAATGTATTTGTGGGTTTATTTACATCAAGTTTAGCTTGTGCATTTGATTCACGAGTATGTAATACAGCATTAACTATTTCAACAATTCTATCATGTTCAATAGCTGCTTTCTGAATGTCCTTAATTGCTTTATCTAAACTATTTTTTGATTGTTTGCGTTTCATATTGGTAATACTCCTTTTGGTTGAGGTGCTATGGTTTTACGTTCACTTGGATGTTTCCAACCTTCTCTTAGATACCACTCGTTATAGCTTCCTTTTAGTAATGTTTTTGCTTCTTTTGGATTAAAAATATGCAACAAACTAGGTGTTTCCTCTTTCTCTAAAATCACATTTGTTCGACTCTTAGCTTGAATTCTATTACTTCCAGTTGTTTGTGTTTGATATTTAATTTGATTATTGATTTTCTCACAATGAACAACTGTTCCATAAAATTTTGCATAACTTCTGCTTGAAGCATCACTACCACTTACAGGAACAATTATTTTACTTGTTTTATCTTCTTTTTCAGCAACAGTTTCATGACTTATTGTAACAAACTTACATTTTAAATCTTTCATGTAATTTCCAAACTTATCCATTACATTTTTCATACTTCCCCAGTAAGCAAATACTTCATCTCCTTCACCACGCCAAAAATCATCAGTGTCTTTACCAAGTGCTGATTTATTTATTTTATAATGAACTTGAGATAATGCTGAAGCAACAAATTGAGTTTGTGAATCCATTACTGCTATCCAATTTCCGGGTAGTGCATTAAGAGCAATAGTTGCAAATTTTGATTCACTATTTTGTTTACAAATTATGCAATCAACAGCACCATGTTCTCTGCAAATAACTACTTGTCGGCCCGTGATTACTTTAAGCATAGTATGAACCATGAAAGGTGTCATGGTATTATCAAGTAGTTTAATTATTCGTATCCGCCGGATAAGTTCAGGAGGGAGATTATTGATTACTGCGGTAAGTCCTTTATCTCCATCAAACCATAAAAGATTATAAAATTCAGAAAGAAGTGCAGCTAGAACTGTTTTCCCAGTTCCGGGATCACCATAAAGTATTGTATGTTCAACTTCATCATCTTTACTTTCTTCAAGAGTAGGAACTTCAAGAAGGAAACTTTCAAGTTCTTCTTTGGAAAATACTTTAGGTGGAAGTGGTTTAGGTATTACTGGTTTGGGAGTAAGAGCAGCTTTTGCTTTAGCATCATCTAGTATTTTCTGAACTGCTGGGTTTGGATGGTCAGCCATATTAAATAAGTTCCTTTTGAGTATCTATAATTTCTTGTAAGGTAAACTTAAAATCAAATTCATGTTTATCAATTTCTTCAGCACTTACGTAATCAAATTCACCTGATTCATTAAAGTTCTCGAATCCAAGATCACAAATGTCAAAGAATTTACACGGACGATAGAAAGCAAAGCAGGAATCTCCACGCTTTGGCCAGAATCCAGTTTTCTTACAAAGTTCAATTCGCTGATAATCGAATAGAATCGTATTAAGCCATGCTGCTCTATTGCTACGACTCTTTGTAAAGAGAAATTTGTCAAATTGTTCCTTACTTGTAGAAAACACTAAATAAAATACCTCAAACGTAGCACTCTTAGCTGCATCCTTAGCTATTGAATCTACAATTACTGAATAACCAACAGCTTGATTGGAATTCTTATACATTGCATCATGCACTACTTTGGAAATAGTTGTCTTATTTTCAAGAACACGATACATATTAAGAATTGGATGGAATAATACTGCATCCACATGGCCTACATAATAGTAACCATTTCCAAGATCAATGCAAAAACTAAGTTCAATAGCTGGTTTATTATTGAACCATGCTAATTCCCAGCCCTCTAGGAGATTTTCCTTAATCCAGAGGAATTTATCAATAGCTATTGTAGCATCAACAAAAGTCTTAGCATAACCTTTGGGATGAATAGCATCAAGTGGCATATCCCATGACATAAACATATCAAAGAATATTTCTTGTTTATTTTTACCAAGAATACCACTTTGAATACCAGTTTCCATAGCTTTGCCAAATGCAAAGTCCATGTTTGTTTCAAACTTAAATCCTTCAATTAATTCACTTGCAGCATGTCTTGAGAGTTCTAATTTTGAGAGAGCAAAAAAGCGTTCACACTTGTTTAAATTCTCAAAAGTAGAAAATGAAGAAATATTAATACCCCGCATAAGTGAGCGGTAACGATCTTGTTTACGTTGCTTTGCTTCAGTAGTATTGAAGATACCAGAAGCTATGCTCTGGCCTTGAAGGACAGAAGTAAGAGCACCGAACTTGGACTTTATCATAAACTATTAAAGTCCGA